AATATGATGATCCAGAATAAATCCAATTATTTACTATATCAGAAACATTTAGTCTAACGTCACGTGTAGTTTGATCAAGTGAATATGAAACTTCCAACGGCCACCTTGTTGAACTTCCACTAAACCAAGTAGCACCCGATCCACTTGGCCCGGCGGGTGTCCACAATTGTCCATCAGTTTTACCGTGTCTAAATTTCCAACTAGCCCCTTCATCTGTTACAGGATCATCATCTGAACGTCCTGCTCCCATATCCCAACTTTGACTTATAGGATATGCCCTTAAACTCTGACTAACTGCCAGTGCTGCTGGGTGTGCATCATAAAGATTTAAAAAATATGTTGGACTTGTTATTAAACTATCAACAACAGACTGTGAAATATATGTTAATGGAAATTTTATTAATGTCCTTGAAACTCTAACAGTATCTCCCGTATCACTGACATCTTTTCTAATTTCAAGAATAGGATCCATACCAGCATTTAAACTTGAACTGGATTCATATACTGTTGTGTCTTTTTCTGGAAAAACAAAATAATGCATTTAATTACTCCACTATACCCAAATTATCTCCAAGAACTTTTCCTTGTATATCTGAATTTGGAAATTTTACCTCAAAAATGCTTGGATCTAATGCTGTATAAAGTATTCCATCAGTCATAGCACTTTGTATATCAAAAAAATTACCCGAATAACCATCAGCTGTATTATATTTATTTTCTATTACAATAGGATGTTTATCTGGATTACCTTGCTTTGGGGGTACAACGGACGCTACGCCGTCTATTAAAGATAACTCATAAGCTATGTCGGTCAATATAATTGGTTGACCTATTTGTAAATTATCTGTAGTGAAAAAATCCTTTACAGCTGCAACACACCTCAATAATACATCATTTTTATTAACACCAGCCTTTGTTAATATTGCAAATTTAACTGCAATATTAATAATATATGCATCTTTAATATTAACAGCATCAGTTGCTAATCTAAACTGACTTAAATATGTTTTTAAATTTTCTTTAACAGTTTGACTCAATGGAACTAATTGTCTAATTGAATTATACCCCAATGTATATAAATTTAAAGCAAGTGGATTTGGTATTCTAACCTGTACTGATTTCAATGTTTTTCCAACGTCTTCATCTGTAATTTCTCTTTCTAAAGCATCTACTCCCTCTGACTTATTTAATTGATCATCTTGTACTAAATACACTTTAGCTATATTACCATATTTAGCTGGTAAAGAATACGCTCTAACAACATAATCTTGTTTTGTTACTGCCCTATTTTGTGATTGAAAATATGCCAATGCATTGTCTTTAACTTGCCTAAGTGTTTCTCCCGAAGACCCTCCTGATGCAGCAAATTGATTAGTTACTGCAACCGAATCTTTAGAATCTTGAACAGTAGATGTAGTTAATGTAGAATCTTGTATGTCATAACTAACAGAAGAAATGTTTTTTATATCCCCCGCTGGAACATTATTATCTACACCACCACCATAAGAATACTTAACTGTTAATGTTGTATTAGATGGTGCTAATCCAAAAGTTCTTGTTTGTAAAAAATTTGATGGATCAAATGATGTAGTTAAATAAGTCGGGCTTCCAGGTAATGCAGATCCAACACTATCTGGATTTGGAATTATCTCTTCATCAGGATTATCTGATATACCAGCTCCAAACCTTAAAATAATTTTATCAGTACTATCAATAAAAGTAGAAAATCTTCGTGAAACTTTTTTTAATTTTAAAATATGTGGAGCAGTATCCTTATCAGCAGTTGAAGATGGATCATTTGCCATATTATTTTCCATCTCATCAAATACTGTATCTCGTGCTAATGAATCTACTTCATACCATTTATTATCATCACTATCTGTAACTGATATAATTTCTATAACACCGGCATTAGATAATTTAATTTGAGAATATTTTTCTGCTGTATTAAATGTATACTGTTCAGTTACTATAGTTCCGCTTTCAGCTTTAATTTGTTTTTTTAATAAAAATTTTGTTGGAGCTCCACTATCTGTTTCGAATATTGTTATTTCTCTTGGATCATAAGAACTTGAAAATTTAAAATTACAATCTTCTAAAGTTCTAAAAGTTGTACCAGTTGTTGTTGCTGTAGCTGTCAGCCCGGCTTTAACATTAAGTGCATATCTAAAATCTGGTTTATTATTTAAAGATGGAACAGTTTGAAATACATCTAATACTGCAGTAGATGGTGTTGTTACCTTTGGTTTATACCCAAATGACTGTGCAATATTATAAATATTTTTCTTTTCTTCAGCATATGCAAGTAATGATTCTCTAAATTGTGAATCAACATAATAAGATAAAACATCACCTATATATGATGCCATTTCAATAAACATCATACCTGGACTTGATTCATTAAAATCATTATATGCATTTGGAAAATATACTTTAGCAAACTCTATAAGATTATCTCTAAAATCACTAAAATCTTTATTAAGATAATTTACTTGTTTAACTACATTCTTTTTTACACTTGTTCGAGCCATTTAAATTTCCTTATCCTGGACCTGTTTCAAAATTTAACATTACCGAGTTTTCTTTATCTCTATCTAAACTAGTACTAAATCTAACATCAACAAATAATTTATTTTCATCTCCATCATCTGTTAACACACTTACTTCGTGTACTTCAATATATGGTAGCCAAGTTTCTACTGATGTTCTAATTTCTTCTTCAACTCTACCTGGTAACTCTTCATCCATTTGTTCAAATATCATTGCTTTTAAATTACTTCCAAAAGTTGGTTGGCCAACTCTTTCTCCAGGTAATGTTAATAAAAGATTTCTAACATTATGTGTTGATTGTTCTAATGATGTTTTACTAGAATTAAAAAATCCCTGTTGACCTTTCCTTAACGGAAATGTTAATCCAATAAAAGTATCTGGATTTAAATCAGTTTCTTTTGCACTAGCCATTTTATTTCTTCTTATCCATTGCTTTCATTAAACCAGAGTAATCTCTTGTTAACGCATTTGTTACGTGATCTGGTACTTGATCTACAGTCTTTCCAGCCTTCTTCAAAGTATCCACTGCTACCAAATCTCTTTTAACCTCTTCCGGTTTTCCATATCCAAGAAGTTCAGTTGCTCGACTTGAATCAAAAGCTCCACCACTTAACGTTGGGTATTCTTCAAACTCCGACGCTTTCTTTGATAATCCTGTAGTTTCATTTAAAATTTTATTTAAACGTTCATTAGAAGTATACTTAACTTCTTTCTTTTTAAGAGTTTGTTTTTCAGGAACTATATCTAATAAATTAGATGAAGTATCTTCTTCTTTAATAAATATTTTGTTCATCTCTTTTTTAACTTCTCTACGAACAATTTCATTTATTATTTTAATTAACTGCTTTTTTGTCATAACTATGTCCTCTTTTTTAATCTATTAACTAATCCAGTGCCCCGTTCTCTAACCTTTCCTGCTATTTTTTGTCTCAATTTAAATTCTTCCAATTCAGGATCTAAATCTCTTAATCTTTGTAGTGAATCAGGTATTTTTGGTATTTTAAAATTTGGATCTGCAGTCATTACTTGCATATTTAAAAATTCTTTATTAATTACTTGTTGAGCAATATTTTTTGTTTCATTAACAACATCTGCCATAGCTTTTGGATTAGCAACTGCTTGTGGTATTGAACCTAATAATGTTACAAGTGATTTAAATAATTCTAATAATTTTTGACCATTAACAGTTGGTATGAATACTGATAATGGATCTCCCATTTTAATAGTCCCACCTTTTGTAGCATGTATAAAAACTTCATCTCCTGTTATATGAACATTTTTTGCTGCTTTTATTTGAATATTCTCTTTTCTAGCATTAAAAACCAATTTATCTGAATTCATTATAATTTGATTAAATATTTTATTCCTATTCGGCCGTTCTCCAAATAATATATTTGGTGAAGTAATATTGCCATTTGGATTACTTAATGAATATGTACCACTCGTAGATAAATATATTGAATTTGCATCTTTATCAATATCTTCCTTTACTGGTCGAAGTGGTGACTCTTTTAAAAACGCGTCATAATCAGTTCTCTGTCCACTTCTAATTTTTACAATAGGAGAATTGTTATGTTTATGATCACACCCTAATTTAATTGAAGTACCAAACTTTCCATTATAAACTATTTCTCCTTCACACACCTCAACCTGTCTTATAGGTCTATCGGGTCTACTATATGTTTTTCCAGTTGAATTTACCGGAATACCTGTTGCTCCTGGTGATGAATTATCACTTACTGAACCTCTTAAATTAATTATACCTAAATAATAATGTGTTCCAATATGCTCTGCAACAATCACATACTCGCCCTTTACAGGAATATTTTTTGTATTTATCTGTGATGGCTTTATGTATGGTATTCTCGATTTTATTGGTTTAGTTGGATCACTTACAAAATTACCACCTATAGCCCCATAATAACTCCAATCACCACCACATAATTTTTCTATATCTTTTTTACTTAAAATAACTTTCTTTACTTCAAAAGCTTCCATTTCATAAAAATCATATTGTGAAGCATTAACTATCTGTTTTGCCCTCATATCCACATATGCTTTTGACGCTAAACCAGCCTTTGATGATATATTAGAGTCTATATTGTGTCCTATTCGCATTAAGTTACATCCGTTGTTGATGATTCGATTTTTGCTGTTATTTTATCTGATTCTTTTTGAATATCTTTTACTGTTTCTTCTATACCTACTAACAACTGTTCTTTTTCATGTTCGGTTAATCCAAACTCATCCTCACTTCCAACTTTTTGTTCTGATGAAATAAGTCTTTGAACTATACCTGCCATTTTAACTAATTGTTCATCATTCTTAACATTTATTTCTAAATACTCTTTTATCATAGGAACAAGTTGTACTGCTGTATCTCCATCCTTAATAAATTTAACTAACTCTTGTGTAAGTATGTCTAATTGTTTTCTGTTATAAGTTGTATTTTCGTATATGTCTTTGAATAAAGCTGAAAGAGTTTTTCCTTCAAATATTTCATAGTCTATACTCATATGATTTCCTTTAATAAGATATAATTAGTCAATTATAAATATAGCACAAAATAAAAATAAGAATATATAAATATATACAAAATTATTAAATATAATCTGTATAATAGTTATTATTGAGTGAGGTTGTGTGGTTTTTTACCAGGCAACCTTTTTTCTAACTAACGGGAGATAACCGATGAAGGAAATCATAACAATGGTCAAAGGATATGC